GTGCCGTCCACGCTAGGACATAACATAGTTGTAAAGGACTAAAATGAGACTATATTCAACGGCTCTAAAACACGGACAAACGGCAGTCGAAATCGACCCAAAAATCGTTCCGACACGTGATAAGTTCGTATTCGATATGTCCGTAGGTGGGGTGGCTTTCCCCGCGGTGTTCTTCGAGGCTGACTTTCTCTACACCGAGCCATCGTGGCTCGCCGGCTTCAAACAGGTCAACGGCAAAGACAAAGAGGCTTACGCTAGATTTTGTGTCAACCTCAATCGGCTCGCGTGCGCGCTCCGCCGTCAAGGCAAGCCATCGTTCATTTTAATAGACAAATACGCCGGCAAGTTCTTAATCGGTGCTGACAAGGTGTGTGATGGGGCTATTGAGTTCGACGGGCGCAAATGGTCGGACGCAACGTGCTACGTTTATGGCAACGTGGAACTCGAAAAATACACGTCCGACGTAATCCTCGCAGAAATGGCTCGTAGGGGCTACAAAACCGCGCTAGACGTGTGTTGTGGCTTCGGGCGGGCGTTCGATGGCTTCCCGCGTCTAATCGCGTCAGACGTCCAGTGGGCGTGCGTAAATGCGACTATAAAACATAGACAAGAAATAGGAGACTTATCGTGAAAATCTATAAAGACACAACAGTTTATGAAGAAGCTCTCAACCGTATTCGGCGGGTTTTCGATGAGTTCGATACCGTGGTTGTCTCTTGTTCGGGCGGGAAGGACAGCACGGTGGTCTATCACCTCGCGCTTCAAGTCGCCAAAGAGAAAAACCGGCTACCGCTACCCGTGATGTTTCTCGACCAAGAGTTCGAGTGGTCGTCAACACGCGAGCAAATCCGCTCGATGATGTCTAATCCCGATGTTAAACCTTACTGGCTCCAGCTCCCGTTTGTGATGAATAACTCCGCAGCTGTGGGAAACAAGGACACGACGTGGATTAAGCTTTGGGAGCGTGGCAAGGACGACGACTACTACGTCCAGCCTAAAGACCCTCTCGCTATTCACGATGTGGACGTGCCAGACCTTATCACAGATGACACCCGCTTTCACGATATGTTCGGCGTATGCGCTCGCTACTTCTTCGGCAAGAACACCGCGTTTATCGCCGGTATGCGGGCGGAAGAAAACCCAACCCGTGCTATGGCTACTACATCTACCGCCAAGTATAAAGACATAACGTGGGCGAACGGGCTTGACCGCAAGAGTAATATCTTCACGTTCTACCCCATCTATGACTGGACTGTCGGCGACGTCTGGAAGGCTATCTGCGATGGCGGGTGGCGCTATTCTTCAAAGTATAACCAGTTATACCAGACCGGCTGTTCGATAACAAATATGCGCGTCTCTGCGCTCATACACGAGACTGCGGTTGGCTCGCTCTTCGAGCTTCAAGAAGCGGAGCCGGAACTCTATGAACGGGTAATCCGGCGTATTGAGGGGTCGGACACCATCGGGAAGATGGGGCGTGATGACTTTATGCCAAAGGAACTGCCGTTTATGTTCGACGACTGGGAAGAATACGCCAACTACCTATACGACAACTTGGTGACGGACGAGTATTTTATGAAGGGCTGGGAACAGGCGAAAAAGCGTATAAAGCCGTTCGTGGACAACTTCCCCGAACTTCGTCGCGAATTGTGGTATGAAATGGCAAAATCTGTGGTCGGCAACGACGGAGACTTCACTCGCATAGGCAACAACCTCTCTCGTCCGCAGATGGTGCCATATAAAAAGAAGCTCAAGAAACTTAAACAGAAAGGAACGCTATAATGGACAGTAAAGCCCCTGACAACTACAACTATGAGGTATGGAACAAATACCGCGCTTATAAAAAAGGCACTATTCAAAAGAAGCGCGCTGAAAGAAAACGTAAGCAAAAAATCGCTCGTCGTGAGCGCCGGTTGCGAGGGGGTCGGAAATGAAACCAGCCCACAAAGTCAGTCTTGATGACCTCTCCCGCAAAGACATTAAGAGCGTCGAAAAACTGATGTCTCGAAATTATGGCGAGCGCGATGATGTATGGCGGAAAGAGAAGCCAAAGCTTAAAGCCAAAGACCGCCGGAAGCTAAACAACGAGAAGCGTCTCGCCGTCGAACACGCTGACGCTTATGCCAAAAATGTCCGTATGCACAGGGAGTTCAGCCGAAAACGTCGCCGTCAAGGAAAGATGTCGGGTCGCTCTGCGTCAATGTATGGCGAGATAAGGAGAATACGATGAGAGAAAAAAGAAAGGAGTTTTCTAATGAAGCCGACAGGGAAATATAAAGAGGGGGAGCGTCGTCCGCTTACCATCGCGGAAATGCCGGACGAACTCAGGAAACAAAATGCTTGCTATGAGGTGATGGCAATCCCGCTGGAGATGATACAGGCTAACGACTACAACCCGAACGCCGTGGCGACGCCGGAAATGCGCTTGCTCTACATCTCCATCAAAGAGGACACCTACACAATGCCGACGGTGGTTATTTTCGACCCGAAGCTAAACAAATACGTCATCGTCGATGGCTTCCACCGCTACTCGACTATGCTTCGCAATAAAGACATCTACGAGAAAAATGACGGCTACCTTCCGTGTGTCGTTCTCAAAAAGGACATAAATCAGCGTATGGCTTCCACCGTCCGTCATAATCGCGCCCGTGGTAAGCACTCCATCGCCGGTATGTCCAACATCGTTTTTGATATGCTCAAGAACGGCGTGTCGGACACTAAAATCTGTGATGAACTGGGGCTTGAGCCTGCCGAACTCGTCCGTCTCAAATACATCTCCGGCTTCGAGAAACTTTACAAAGACCATAAATACTCGAAAGCGTGGGAGAGTGAGGAACAGGTGCGCGTCCGTGCCGAGTGGAAGAAGAAGATGGCGTCCGGCGAGCATACTGGGACGGCAGAGGGGCGGGGCTTATGAGAAAAGATAGAAAGGAACAAAACAATGGACAATAACGGTATCGACTGGGGCGGTTATTATGACATCGACCCCCCGTATGACCACGATAAGGGCGGGTGGTTTGTCCAAGCTATCGTCCTCGCTTTTATCATCGTTCTCGCCGTGCTAGGGCTTGCCTGCGCGCTCAAGAACGGTTAGGGCGGTATAATACCATCAAAAGGAGAAAAATCTAATGTCTGAAAATAATTCTCAAGAAATCTGGAAATGTGAGCCTCGCGTCGTCAATGTCGCTGACTTAATCCCGTATGAGAACAACCCTCGCGACAATAATGACGAAGCCGTTGACGCCGTGGTGGAAAGTATCAAAAGGCACGGTTATCAGGAGCGTATTCTCATCACAGAAGATAATGTGATAATCCGTGGGCATACCCGTCTAAAGGCTTTCAAGAAGCTGGGTTGGAAAACCGTTGAGGCTCTCGTCGCCGTGGGGTGGACGGACGCTCAAATCAAGACCGCCCGTCTCATTGACAACCGCACACAGGAACTCTCCCTCGTCCGCCCGAAAGACCTCGACCTTGAGCTTCGCGAAATCCCCGACGTTGAGTATGCCAAGACCCTCGGTCTTACTGAGACTAAGGCTTTCGCCGAGGCAGACTTTAATACCTCACAAGAGGAAATCGACAAAACCAAGAAAGAAATCGAGGAAGGCTACGAAAACCGCGAAAAAGAAAAGCAGGACGACCTCGTAAAAATCCCCTGCCCCCATTGTGGTAAGATATTCATAATGAAAAGAAAGGACGTCGAACTCAAAGCCAAAATCGCCGTCCGTGATGGAGAATACGCTAAATGAAACGTCTCAAAAAAGCTCTACACATAATGGACGCCCGCCTTACCAATAGGTCTTATCACTACAAAAGCCCAGAGTTCGTGTGGAAAGACCTCGATGAAGTCCGTGATAATATCAACTCTTATCTGACGGAACAGAGGCGGAAAGAGGGGAAAGAGAAAAAAGAAAAATCCGTAGCAAATAACGGGAATAAAGGAGCCAAAGATGGAGAATAAAGAAAAACAGGTGGCGGAACTCGCTAACTCGGTCGGCGACTTCCGTGTCGTAAAACTCAAAGACCTCATACCATACTGGCGCAACCCGTGGGACAACAACGCGTCGGCGGTTAATGCGGTGGCGAACTCAATAGAGGAGCTGACGTTCTTCAACCCCATCATCGTCGACAAAGATATGACTATCATCTGCGGTCATACCCGCTACAAAGCGCTCAAACAACTCGGCGTCGAAAATGTGGTCGTGATGGTCTCAAATCTTGATGAACTTACCGCCAAGCAATATCGTATCGCTGACAACAAAACGACCGAACTCTCGAACTGGCTCATTGACCGTGTGCGGGAAGAATACGAGAAACTCCCGAACTCCAAGACCGTTGACCTATTATTCCCGACTATCGCGATGGCAAATCCGGAGGCTTCGCCGGAAAAACCGGAAGCCAACCCGTTCGTTCGCACGCCGGAGGACATTGACTATGATGAGGTCGTCATTGAACTCATCTGCCCTCACTGCTTCAATGCTATTGAGGATAAACTCGGCAATATCAAAAGGCTTATCGCGAAAGGAGAGCAAGATGGAAAAGCATAAGAAACACGCGGTCAAACCGCGCATACTCCCGCCGGTGCTTCTCGCCGACAGCGGGCGATGGCTCGTAAGCCCAGAGGCGAAAAAGAAAATCGCGGAAATGGAGAGACAAAATGGCTGACGCTGACAGAGACAATGCGGGGCGCTTCGTAAAAGGGAACAAAGCGGGCTTTTCAGGACACCCAGAGCGCATAAATACCGACGGTTGGGACAGCTCCAAAGTGCCGTCTATACAATACCGGCGCTTCTTCAATATGAGTAGAAACGACTTCATCAAGCTGGGGAAGTGTTATCGGGTCATTGAGCTTGATAAGAACTCTGACGGCACGCTGGCGGAAGACTACAAAGACTACCCGTATAAGGAACACACGATGGTCGAAGAACTCACCTTTCTCGCCGTTATGCGCGCACGCAACGAACTCGCCTATCTCAAAGAGACGACAGACCGCGTGGAGGGCAAGGCTCTCGAAAAGGTGGAAGCTAAAGTGGACACACGGCTTGCGCAGATGTCGGACGATGAGCTAAAGGCTCTCGCTCGCGCCGAGTTCGGCGAAACACCAAACGAAGGAAAAACCGAACAAAACTAGACGAAAAGCGCGTTTTTGGGCGCATTTGTTCGGTTTTATGAAAGGACGTAATGACTCCCCAGCAAATCAAAGCCATCATCGACAGAACACGAAAGCGGTGTCTCATCACGCACCCGTTCTCTTATGATGGCAAAACCGGCGAAGTGGTAGAGGGCGACCAATATGCCAACGGCTTCGACTACTTCATTAGAAATGTGTTCTCCGCTTCTTTTCGGTCGTCCGGCGGGCTGGTGTATGGGAAGTATATACGCGATGTGGCGCAAGAAATGGTGGACTACAAATGGACAATGGACATCTCTGCCCGCGACCACTTCAAGTCCACCCGTCTCTACGCGTGCGTGATGTATGACATCTTCACCACAACCACTGACCTTGAGTGCCACTACTTCTCCTATATGTCCTCGATGGCGTGTTACCATATCGCCAAGATTAAAAAGCTCATCGCAGAAAATCCGTTCTTCGCCGAGTGTATTGACCGTTCCTATGGCTCGCTATCGACAATCCGTATGATAAACACCAACGGCGCTACTTATACCGCCGTGCCGGAAGGCTTGCTCACGTTCAAACGTGGTATTCACGCCGAGCGGGTCTATATCGACGACCCTCTCAAAGACCCAGAGAATAAGCTCGCCCCGCGCGCTATTCTCCAAGTCAACCAAGTGATGAAGATGGAAATCTTCCCGATGATAAAAAAGGACGGGCACTGTCGTATCGTCGGCACTCCGCAGACTAACGTGGACTTCTTCTTCGATGAGAATATGTGCCAAAGGTATCATCGCACCATCAAGCCGGCTATTCTCGATGAAGCGAAGAAAATCGCGTTGTTCCCCGAATGGAAGAGCTATGACGAACTCTGTAAAATCCGCTCCATCATCGGGGAGAAACCGTTTAATCAGGAGTATATGACAAAGCCGTCCTATACCGAGGACGCCTATATCGAACGCTCCCGCCTGATGGCGGTGGTGGACAAAGACCTCACCGAGCCAAAAGCCTATCGCGAAGGCTACGATGTCGTCGGGGGTATGGACTTGGGGAAGAAAGCTCACCCGTCCCATATCGCCTTATACGAGCGCCGGCGCGATAACGCAACCGGCAAATGGCGCTATACTCAACTCGTCTCTAAATGGCTTGATGGTGTGGACTACATCAACCAGCTCGATATAGTCAAAGACCTTATAGACCGCTTCCACGTCATAAAGCTCCGGTATGACAACACGCGCGCAGAGTTCGAGGCGTTCGCCGAGCAAGGTATTCTCCCGCCGTGTATGGAGCCAGTTGTTTTCGGTATGCGGAAAAACCAAGAAATGGCGGTCTCTCTCGACACCGTGATAAAAGAACAGCGCGTTCGTATGCTTGATGATGTCCGGCAAATCGACCAAATCTTACAGGTCAACTCAGAGCTCCAAGCCGTCGAAAGCCCTATGGGACACGGTGATAGCTTCTGGTCAAACGCGATGGCTCTTTACGAACCCATCGAGCTAGGAACGCACTTCGATATGGTATAATGGACGCAACAACTGGATTTTCTTGAAAACTGAAAGGAACATAATATGCCGACCAAACTCTCTTTCGGTCAACGTATCAAAGCGTTTTTCGGGGGTGTCGGGTGGCTACCAAGCATATCGTGGTATAGCCCAGACCAAATGCCCGATATAGACTACACCGACAAATCAAACCAGCTTAAAGCAAACCTCGGCTGGGTTTTCGCAGCCAACGATGTCATCTCGGAAGAGTGCGCAAGCGTTCCGCTCAAACTTATTCACGTCAATAAAAAAGACGATGACGAGGAAGTTTACGACCACGAGCTTCTCGACCTCATCAACAACCCGAACGCTATTCTTACCTCAAAGCAATTTTGGGCGTTATACTTCTCCTACCTAAACCTCACCGGCGAGGCTTATATTCTCAAACTTGACCGCTCTGGGAATCCATTGACCGACGAGAAAACGCTACCATCCGCGCTGTTCCCGCTTCCGTCTCACCTATGTCAGTTCAAAGTCGGCGAGAAATCCTATGCTGACAGCAAGGTAATCTTCAATGGGGAGACCTACCCTATTCAAGCTATTCTTCGTGATATTGTTCCTAATCCGGAGAACATTATTCACGGTATGAGCGTCGTCCAAAAATCCGCGCTCGTCATCGACACCGACTATCAGATGAAACGATGGAATAACAAAATGTTCAAAAACAACGCTCGCCCAGGGGCTGTTATATCGTTCCCGCAACCGCTTTCTGATGACGCGTTCCGTCGTGCTAAACAAATCTATGCCGAACAAACCGCCGGCACTGATAATGCGTTCAAAAACCTCATTATGGACAATGGTGCAACCGTCACTCCGTATATGATGTCCGCACAAGACCTCGACTTTCTCGCGTCCAAAGCCTTTACCCGTGATGAAATCCTTGCGATGTTCAAGGTCTCCAAAGCGTCGCTCGGTATCGTCGATGACGTCAACCGTGCGAATAACGACGCTCAAGAGTATGGCTTCCGCAAGCGTTGCGTAAAGCCTCGGCTTGACCAACTAAAGGACTTCTTGAACGCTCGCCTCGTCAAACCTATCTACGGCGACGAATATGAGATAGACTTCGGCGATATTCTGCCGGAAGACACGGACGCTAAACTCAAAGAAGCCGAAGTGGGCGTTAATAAGTGGCTCACCATTGACGAAGTTCGCGAACGCTACGATATGGAGCCGTTACCTGATGGTCTCGGCGCGGAAATCTACACCGGTATCAACCAAGTCCCGCTCTCCGCGGTCAAAGAAAATGCTGAAGCCGACATCGACACCGGCTCGGAAAAGCCCACAGATGGCTCTACAAACGACGATGACGGCAAAGACGGTGGGGAAGACGGCTCGGCACCTGAAGACGCGTCAGAGGGCGAAAAAGACGCCAAAAACGGTAAAAAAAAAGATGAAGACCTGCGCCAGAAAGTAGGCAACGAGAAAGCCGTCCGCTACGACCAGTCTCGCGTCAGATATACGCGCCAAATCACCCGTGTCTCCCGCGTGATGTTTAATCACCAAAAGGAAGACGCCCTAAAATGGCTTGATGAGAACGCCGACAAGCTCAAGGGCTTCTCGTTCAAAAAGGGGTGGGCAGACGAAATCATCGACTGGAAAGGCTATGAGAAACAGTTCGCCAAAGACGTTAGGGCTATTCTCGGCTTAATTATCGAGGAAATCGGTGAGGCTGAGTTCGCCCGTATCATCGGCGACGGCGAGAAGTTCGACCCGAAAACCGCCGAGATAAACATATTCCTCGAAACAACCGCCAACGAAAACTCTATCGCGGTCAACCGTGAGACAGAGAAACAAATCAAAGCCACCCTCAAGGAAGGTATCGCCGGCGGGGAAAGCACCAATGAGCTGAAAGCCCGCGTCGAGAGCGTGTTCGGCACGGCTTCCACTCAAAGGGCTTACAAAATCGCCCTCACGGAAAGCGCTATCGCCCAGAACTATGCTGACGTCCAAGCGTGGAAACAGTCCGGCGTGGTGGTCGCAAAAGAGTGGTTTACCGCGGAAGATGGCACGGTCTGCGGGTGGTGCGCGGAAATGGATGGCAAGCAAATCCCGCTCGATGACGACTTCTTCGAGAAAGGCGACTGGTTTTCTTATACAGACCACAATGGCAAGGAACACGCGTGCCATCTAAACTATCGCGACATCGGCGAGCCACCTCTACACCCAGAATGTCGTTGCGTTTTGCTACCAATTATGGGACAATAGAAGTGTTCATCGCACCTTAATTTGTTGCTTATACGATTGTGTTATAAGTATTACCCTCAAAGGGACGCCCTACTCTACGGGCGTTCTTTTTGTGGTATAATGGAAGCGGATTGTTCAAAGGACAGGTAATCCCTACCGCCAGAAATGGCGGTTTTTGGTATAATCATCTTATGAAGCGTCGTCCATACCAAAGCGTGTTCTTTCCAGAAAGAAGCCGTAAACGGGGGATGAACTATAAGGAAGATAAGTTCGAGACTAACAGCAAGGTTTACTGTCGTAATCGTCGGAACAAGTATCAGTGGTGGTCTGATGGTTACTCTCCAGTAGGGCTAATCCGTGGCAGACGTGGCAAAAAATGATATAATGGACGCAACAACCGCACAGCGTGAAAGGCACTCTCTATGATTAACCTCAAAGACTACAACGTCGTCAACGGCGTCGCCACTCCAAAGAATAAAGGCAAAAAGGAAATCCCCGCGCAGAAAAAGCTCAACGCGCGCGCCAAAGTTATCGGAAAAGATGACCTCGGTGGAAAGGACGACTAATGGAAAAGCGCGTTAAACTCTTCACTAACCTACGCGTCCTCGCGTTCGACGAGAAAAATCGAGAGGCTTCTTTCATCATCTCGTCAGACCACAAAGACCGTTACGGTGAAATCGTCGAGCAGTCCTCGTGGCAACTCGACAACTATAAGAAAAACCCTATCGTGCTATGGGGACATAACCCCGAACTGGCTGACAACGTTCTCGGTCAAGCCGTCTCCATTGAGACTAAAGACGATACGGACGGGCATCAAATTACCGTCGCCAAGATGAAGTTCGCGGAAGCCGGAACGTCTCAAAACGCCGACACCGTGTTCTCTCTTGTCCGGCAGGGTATTCTCCGCACTGTCAGTGTCGGCTTCATACCACACGCTTTCAAAGAAATCCAAGACCCAGAAACGAAAGAGAGTGTGCTTGTTCTCCAAGAAAACGAGCTTCTTGAGTTCTCCATCGTGCCTATACCGGCAAACCCGAACGCCGTGGCTCTTGCGCTCGACGATGGCTCGATAAAAGAAAAGGACGCTCGCTTTATGCTCAACTCCTACGAAAAAGAGGCGGAGTTCATAAAAGCCTCGCTATGTGGTAAACTAGAAAAAACGCAACCTGCGAAAAAGGAAACTCCTATGAGTGATGAAGACATCAAAAAACTAGCTCAAGCCCTCGCTTCGGCTATCGAGGAAACTGTCGGCAAGAAACTCGCTGAACTCTCCGCCAAACTAGAAAAGACCGCTAATGGCGAGGAAACCAAAGACGATGAAGACGCCAAAGACGCCGGCGAAAAGGACGAAAAATCCAAAGGCAAAGATGATGGCGACAAAGATGATGACGACGATGAAGATGACGATGACAAGAAAAATGATGACGGCAAAGATGACGACGATGATGATGAGGACGAAGACGAGGAAGAGGAAAAGGCTCTGATGAAAGCCATCGAGGAAATGACCCCAGAAGAAGCTGACGAAGTTGCCAAATCTATCGGCTTATAGTAGAATACCATCAACAGACACGCTAACTCAAAGCAAAGACGATGAGGGTGCGCGCTCAAATCTCTCAAAAACGATAACCATTAAGTAAGGAAATGTTATGAACGATAAACTCAAAAAGGCACTCCTTGCGAAAGCAAGTGAGAAAGCCAAAAACGCTCTCCCTGCTGGCACAAAAGGTGCTGATGAGGAGAAAGACAAAAACCTTGTAGCCAAGTTCTTCCGCGCTCTCGCCGATAAGGATAGCGCTACCCTCAAAGCTCTCTCTGATGGGCAGAACGTCACCAATGATGGTGATGGTGGCTACCTTGTTCCTACCGAACTCTCCAATAGTATTCTGGAACAACTCAAGGTGGTCTCTCCGCTTCGCTCGATGATAACCATCATCGCGAATATGCCACCCGTGCTAGAAATCCCGCTTGAGGACTCGCTCCCGACCGCCTACTGGGTTGGTGAGGGTCAAGCTCCTACTCAAACGAAGAGCACCTTCAAGAAACTCCGCCTCGTGCCTCATAAGCTCGGTGCGTTCGTCAAGTTTACTCACGAGAGCCTTGTCGATACGGCGACAAACCCAAGCCTACAACAGTTCGTTACCAACGCTGTTGCCGAGGCTATGGCTCGTGCTGAAAGCGACGCGTTCGCTAACGGCGATGGCACTGATAAACCACTTGGCTTCCGTATCGGTGGGTCTAACTTCTCCCCGAACACCGGCTCTGTGGCAACTGCTGGCACGTTGACTTACAAAGACCTCGTTCACGCTATGTTCGGCGTTCACCCCGCCGTCCGTGCTATCAGCGTGTGGGCTATGCCTACTCACGCTCTCGAACAGGTCGTTGGTATGACTGACCTACAAGGTCGTCCTCTCTACGTTCCTGCGATGGCTCAAGGCGCTCCTGCAACCGTTCTTGGTCGTGCTGTGTATGAGATACCGGAAATCCCAGAAAACCAAGGCACCGATAAAAACCTCACAGAAATCTGGTTTGGTGACTTCAAGAAGTATATCGGTGGTGACCGTGAAGGTCTCCGCGTCAACTTCGGGACTACCGGAAATGACCTTGAGAGCGACATCGTCTCCCTCGTTATGTTCAAACGCACCGCGGGTGCGCCGACATACGGCGAAGCGTTCTACAAGCTCACGGGTGTTCCTACTGGACTTCCCGCAGGTGGTAGCCAATCCGGTCAGTCCGGTCAATCCGGTCAGTCCGGTCAATCCGGTCAGTCCGGTCAGTCTAGCCAGTCCTAGTCTGCGTTAGATTGAGCCAAAGCCCCTATGCTTGCGAGTATGGGGGCTTTTTGGTAAGATGGCTTCGTGATAGCCCGCCGGCTTGAAAGGGCTGTAAGTCGCTGGTCGCTTGCTTATGTCGGAGTCTATCTGCGGGGCTTTAATTACGCGAACTTCGCCCCGCCACATCACCGCTCGTCTCCGGATTTGGCGAGCGGTGACCACAACTGCTGTCCCCGCGCTTCAGGCTCTCCCCGTCTATTGGCGCGGGGTTTTTGGTATTGAGCGAAAAACTATCGCGTAGAAATCGCCACAATTCCACCAACAAAAATGCCACAATTCCACCACCAAATCGCCGTAGAGGGGCTTCTCGCCCAAAAGATGGGTGTTTATACGTCGGGACTAGAAAATCGCGTTATTGCCCTCTAGCTTCGCGTTAGAGCGTTCGGGGGAGTTTATAGGGGGCGGGAAGTAAGGTAGCCATTATGGTATAATGGACGCAACAACCGCAAGGAAATGCTTCTATGGAAATCATAACTGAACAAAATCTGATGGACTATGCGGGCGTTCCACAGTCGCAACGCCTCACTCAAATTGTGGCGTCCACGAACGCGTGGGTATCTGCTTATACTCGGCGACATTTTGGCGCGGAGGAAATCATCGAGGAAACTCACGACTACGCGCCGGTCATCTTTCTGCGGGAAGCCGACATCAAAGAAATCGACGAAATCAAAATCAACGGCACGGCAGTAGATGTTTCCGAGCTTGCCGTCGACAAATCTACTGGTCGCGTGCGTATCACTACGTTCGGGGAGAACCGCTACGGGCGGGGCTACTTCGACGCCATCTACGTCAAATACAAAGTGGGGACTGGCAGTATTCCGGAAGACTTAAAGCTCGCTACTCTCCAACTGGCTTCGGAAAACCTAAACCGCAACGATAAGGGGAACGCCAACGTGACTTCCGAGAGCGTGGGCGGGTATAGCCGAACGTTCACCAGAAACGCCAACCAATCTGGCTCTAAAATCGTCATCGGGAACGCTAATGACTATATGACCGTGTTCAACTTCTACAAATGGGGGAACTTATAATGCTTCTACTCGACCATACCTGCGACATCTTTCGCCGGCAAAAAATAGAGGGGCGGGGGCTTTCTTCGCAGTTCGCCCAAATCGCTACCGGAGTTCGGTGTCTCGTTCTCCCTGCTACGAGAGAGAACTCGCTCTCTCCGGACATCGTTGTCGGACAGGATTATGTCGCTTATTTTGAGGAAGACGCTGACGTCAAAGAGGGCGACAAGCTCGTGGTCTCGTCAGGCGTCGTCGTTCTCATTAAGGGCGTCGCTCCATACAAAGGGCTAGGCGGGGTGTCTCATCTCGAACTCGCCTGCTCTACACAGGGGGTATAGCCTATGGACTTGGAACTCTCCGTCGATATGCGGGGCGCGCGACAGGCGGTCAAACGCGCGCCAGGTGCGATGATAGACGCTATCGAGCAAACTCTCTTGCAGGTCGCCATCTATACGCAGTGGTGCTTCCGCAAGAACATACCTTTTGGGAAAACCGGCTCGCTCGCTCGCAACGTAAACTACATCAAAGTTAGCCGTGTCGAATATCGCGTCGAGCCGACTGACGAATACGCCGACTATGTTGAGTTCGGCACTCGCCCACATTTCCCGCCGGTTGACGCTATCACTCCGTGGGCGCGTATGAGAGGTATCAACCCGTGGGCTTTGGCTCACTCCATCGCCAAACACGGCACCGCTCCGCACCCTTATCTCGAAAAAACCTATAAAGAGGTTGAGCCTTATGCCAACCGGCTTCTCGCTCATAATGTCCAAGAAGTTATCGACAAAGTTATCTAAAAGGAGAAAATATGGACTTGACTAAACTCACAAACAAAATCCAAGACGAACTAGCGTCCGCGCTCATTAACTTGCCGGCGACATCAAATGGGACAATCGTGATGGCGGTGTCAAAAGAAGCCACAGACACGTTCGACCAATACCCAGTAATCCGGATTGTGCCGGCTACCGTGGGGCGGGAAATTGACGCCGAAGCGCGTCGCTATACCTACACGCCGACCTATACCGTCTCCATCTACCTAAATCTCGAAAAAGAGGAAATCACAAGCGAAGTCATCGCAACCTTGATGGAACTCGTTGACCTCGTCTATAATGCCCTCGACAATACCGTGATGAACGACAGCTTCGAGCACATACTTGACCTCGAAGCCGGCGTGCGCTGTCTCGCGGGGTCGTCTATCGTGTCGGAAATCAACACGGTGCAGACTAAGACTGGCACGGCGGTATATTGCGATATTCAATACCCCGTCGCAGTGTCTAAGGGTCTTTAGTGATATAATAATAACCAACAACGCACTCTCAAAAGGAGACTGACTTTATGCCCGACAATAGCATATCGTTCTATCGTGGCGACACGGCTCGGCTACACTTCCATCGGGAAGACCAAGACGGCGGTGTCATTATGGAACGCGCTCAACA